ATGACAGGCAAAATTGAGCACGGGGCCCGCCTAGTTTCAATCCACGCCCCCGTGAAGGGGCGACCGTGGAGAGAGGATATTCCTGGCGCGATGGAACGCGTTTCAATCCACGCCCCCGTGAAGGGGCGACCCGCACTGAGTGCTGCCATGGTGTTCCTCCCTTATGTTTCAATCCACGCCCCCGTGAAGGGGCGACCGATCATCAACGTCCGCCTCATGCTCGACGGCAAGTTTCAATCCACGCCCCCGTGAAGGGGCGACCGCCGCACCGGATCCACCATCAACACCATCCTCGGTTTCAATCCACGCCCCCGTGAAGGGGCGACTCACATTGGCCAGCGGCGCCACCGTGTATGCGGTGTTTCAATCCACGCCCCCGTGAAGGGGCGACGCGTGAACGCCAGCTGGCCCGTCGCGTAATTGATGGTTTCAATCCACGCCCCCGTGAAGGGGCGACGAGTTAAAAAGGTTGGTGTTCGATCTGAGCAACGTTTCAATCCACGCCCCCGTGAAGGGGCGACGAGTTAAAAAGGTTGGTGTTCGATCTGAGCAACGTTTCAATCCACGCCCCCGTGAAGGGGCGACCGGATACTCCGCCTGCGGCCCATAGTTGAGATCGACGTTTCAATCCACGCCCCCGTGAAGGGGCGACGCCAACCAGTCCTTGACGGCGTAGCCTTTGCACATGTTTCAATCCACGCCCCCGTGAAGGGGCGACTTTCAAGGCTCTGGCATCCGCCCTCGTTGGGCATGTTTCAATCCACGCCCCCGTGAAGGGGCGACCTTTGCAATTCGTCGATCTCAACCAGTATTTCAGCGTTTCAATCCACGCCCCCGTGAAGGGGCGACAAGTAAAACGCCACCTCCTCTAGAGAGGCCCTGCTGTTTCAATCCACGCCCCCGTGAAGGGGCGACTCGGCGCTCGCCCCCTGGCGGTATTTGCCCACCAGGTTTCAATCCACGCCCCCGTGAAGGGGCGACTTGCCGTGCTCGCGGATCTCCCGGACCAGCAGATTGTTTCAATCCACGCCCCCGTGAAGGGGCGACAGAAATGAGAGAGCGGCGCGTCTATTTCTGGCACTTGTTTCAATCCACGCCCCCGTGAAGGGGCGACTGCCGCCCGCTCGCAGGAGCTGCGAGCAAGGGAGGTTTCAATCCACGCCCCCGTGAAGGGGCGACTTGCGGAAGGTGTCGTTGTCGGCACCCAAGCAGGTGTTTCAATCCACGCCCCCGTGAAGGGGCGACTACCGGCGGCGGTGAAACTGGCGGCGGTGATCCTGTTTCAATCCACGCCCCCGTGAAGGGGCGACTACCGGCGGCGGTGAAACTGGCGGCGGTGATCCTGTTTCAATCCACGCCCCCGTGAAGGGGCGACCCGGCGGCCCGGAAAATAGGGGACAGGGCATCAAGTTTCAATCCACGCCCCCGTGAAGGGGCGACATGAAACAAAGAGAGATCAGAGCCCACGTTTTATTGTTTCAATCCACGCCCCCGTGAAGGGGCGACCTCCGGCAACGTAGATGCCGGCATCGATCACTACGGTTTCAATCCACGCCCCCGTGAAGGGGCGACTCAAGCCAGTGGGGCGAGCGGCCACGGGAGCGTTGGTTTCAATCCACGCCCCCGTGAAGGGGCGACCACCGCCACATAAGCGGTGGAACCTATCCCCATGTTTCAATCCACGCCCCCGTGAAGGGGCGACTCACCATGTTCTCGACGCCCAATGGCCCCCAGGAGTTTCAATCCACGCCCCCGTGAAGGGGCGACGGCATGCCGCCCTGGGCGAGCCGGTAGCCCGAGGGTTTCAATCCACGCCCCCGTGAAGGGGCGACCGAGCGGGACAAGGCGCTGATCGAGGGCGGCTTGTTTCAATCCACGCCCCCGTGAAGGGGCGACGCTTCGGCGACGGGGGGGAGCTTTAACCCCCCATAGTTTCAATCCACGCCCCCGTGAAGGGGCGACCGACCACCCGATGTGGAAGGTCTGGTTTCCCCCGTTTCAATCCACGCCCCCGTGAAGGGGCGACCTGGTGGTGCCGCGTGTCATAAATCCAGCCAAAAAACGTCATAAATGACTCGAGTAAAAAATTACGCCTGTCGCAACACTGTTGCGACAGGCGTGAAAAGACGGAGCGGCCGCCCGTATCAGAAAAAATGATAAACAGGGGCTAGTCAGCGGTCCATGTATCAAGCCCCGCGAGGATCATATCAATGCTGGTCTGGCGCTGACGGAGGAGGGTGCAGACGTCGGCCTATACACCGTCGGGGATCCACCATCTATCGTTAGCAAAATCATCCGGAATCGGGTCCATGGCCTGGAGGGCGAAACTGGCCATCCAGATGGGCTGACGGGCCTGGTGTGCGGCAATCAACACCTGCTGCCACTCGGCGGCGGTGACAATCACCGGCCCGGTATCTGTGACGATGCCGATCTCGGCGGCCGGATCCCCGGCCGCGATATAAGCCGCCGCCGCTTTTGAGACCTCATCCCAGCCGACCATGTCGGTCTCGGTGGTGCCGATGCGGTGCGTGCCGCGCTCGTCGCCGAAATCGTAGTCGTAGCCCAGGGCAAGGCGGCGGGAGCGCTCCTGCTGCACGGCGTCCATCAAGGGGACAGCCGGCACCGTCGGTGCCACATACGGCACGATCTCGCCACCTGAAACCATCATCTCGCCCTGATGCTGCATCTGCCACTCAGCGTCGTCGCACTCGTGTAGCAACGACGCATCAGGGAGGTGGTACGATCGCACATCTGTATCGATCCATTGAATGATGTGACCATCTCGGGGGTTGTAATATGCATATTTTGCCATCGTCATCACCACTCAATTATCACTAATCCAGGGGATCCTGCCCCACCTGCACTATTGATGCCAGTGCTGCCGCCACCACCACCAGCCCCGTATCCACCGGCATTCATCCCGACGTATCCGCCCGCCGAGCCCGTCTGTGTCGACCGAGCGGCGCCACCGCCGCCGCCAAAAGGGGACGATGCCCCCATGCCCCCGTTGCCTGTGCCGACGCCGGCGGTGAGATTACCGTCTATGCCATTGCTACCCCTCGGATATCCTTCGCCCGCACTTGTCCCACCCGCGTTGCCAGATGCCCCGCCCCCACCGCCACCTCCACAGCCACCGGCTAGAGATATGTATGCGCCGATGCTAGTTGGGCCGCCCGCGGTGCCACTGGTGCCGTTCTCGTTCAGCACAGCCACACCCCCGCCCCCTGCTCCCCCGATTGTGACATTGATTACACTCCCCGGTACCACAGACAGCGGCTGCTGGATGCAAGATTGGCCGGCTCCTCCACCGCTCCCCCCACCCCCAAACTGCGACGTGGTCGGGCGGCACCCACCAGCACCGCCTCCACCCCCTCCGCCGCATGCGGATACCCATATTGTGCTGATGCCGGGTGGCACGGTAAATGATCCGTTTGAGTCGAACTTTTGGACTCCATGCCCCGTGATAGGACTGGCCGGATTGAGCAACACCCACTTGTCCAGGGCGCTATCGTATTGCAACGCCAACCAATGGCCATTTCCGGAGATGTCACCAGCCACGAGGGGGAGGTTATTGCCCTTGACGATGGTTTTGGCGGCGACCACTCCGCTGTTGGGGCTGAATGTGGGTGTCGGCGTCACATTGGCCCCGGCTGCTCTCACAAGGAGCAACATGCCGTTGGTCGGCGCGGTGATCGGCGGCGTAAAGCTAGCGGTGATGGCGTCCGCAGTGCCGCCAGCGATAGCCGTGTTTACCGCCCCTTTTTGGATATCGCCACCAATAGCGTCGCGGAGGCAGTCAGCCACACCGGCCACGGGCAGCGTATCCGTCACATCTGCAGGCTGCCTATCGGCAATGTACTGAGCTAGCCCACCGGCGATAATGCTTGCCTGCCGCAGCACCTTATTGACCAGCTTGCTGCGCGCAATACCGGGCTGATTGCCGATGAGCCGTTGGCTGTCGCTGTCGTATTCGGCTTGCGACAACAGGTTAGAGCCGGTATCGGTCTCGGCAAACGGTAGTATCTTATTGTCACCCATCAAATCACCTCTATCTTATATGCCCACTGTGCATCATCCCAACCGCCCAGCGCGTCGCTCTCCGCGTCCCAGGCGAAGATCGACCCATAATCCGGGGCGATCTCGTAATATGCCACCCGCACCCCCTCGGGCTTGAGCGGGATGTACCCCCTAAGCAAGATCTCGCGCAGGAGTCCGGTCAGTTTCTGCCCAGCGATCCCCACGGTCATGCTCATGTCCTGGTGATCTTGGACGACCACGAAGGATCCAAAAATCACCTCCCATACGTCATACATACCTGGGATGGTGCCGTCCCAGCGGTTTGCCCCGATCTTAGCCTTGAGCACCAGCCGATACGCATCGTCCGGCAGGTCGACCAGGCCGCTGTCCGGATCGTATTCGCCGCGCCATGTGCCGGCGTCCCAGCCGTCCCACTCGCTGTCGCTGTCCCACGAAAAATAGACCCCTGTAATAGGGGTGCCCACCCGGCGCGATATCCCGACCCGTACACCGACGGCATCCAACTGGAGACCAACGGCCTCATCGATGTCAAACGCCTCCCTCATGGCCGCCAGCACATCCTCGATGCGGCTGACCGGATCGATCAACGCCCGCACGGTCGCAATAAATTTAGGCTGCCCTCTATGCTCGCTGGTGATCAGTGCAAGATACTCGTCCGTCGTCATAGCAGATTGATGGTCACGTCAGCAGCAGGGTCGCAGTATGGTATCTCGTCAAAGGCGAGGGGGATGTTTGCAGACGCGGTTGTACCGCCATCCTTGCCGATCCGGATCTCCGAGATGTCGAATGTGGATCCTGACGCCGATCCGGCCAGATTGGCCGGCACGTAGAGCTTTGTGATCAGCATGGTGGAGCCGATCTCGAGTGCGTTGATGTGCGCCGCCACCGCAGCCGCAATATCGTCGGCAAAACCACTCGTGTAGCCTGAGAGCGGCGTGATGTCGATTTCGACGCCGATCGTCGCAACAGTCGGCCGAGAAAATTTGATGTCTGTCCACAGGCCATACCGATCGACCACCTGGACGGTGGTCGTGCCATGGGTGCCTGTGCCTGGCGTCTTTTTACGGGCGATGGCCTCGGCAATGGCCTGATTGTCGCCACCCTCCACCACCAGCGCAATGCTGTGAGGCGGCAGGCCGATGGCACTTGTCAGATGCGTGTCGTTTTCGTATCCCCGGTACCGAGTGACGCCGGCCAAATCAGCCACCGCACCGACAGTCGAGTCGAACACGGTCACGGCCGGGATCGCCGTCGAGAGGGTCTGCCGGCGCCGCAATTGCGCATCCGACTCCACCGGTGCCCCCGGTACCGCCGCGGCGGGGTTGGTCACGGTCTGCCATCCCCGGATGGGTGTGGCGATGCCGTTGATCTCCCCGGCCGAGGCGCGGATATCCCCGATGTCCTCGGCCGTGGCCGTGACCGTGATCTCGCCGGCGGGCGGAATCACCACATTGGCCGGCAGGAGCCACTTGCGGCCGGCGGTGTCTTTTGCCTTGGCGTTGCGCAGTTCGGCGCCGGCCTGCCCACCGATCACCAGGTCAGCCGTGCTGTAGCTGGCCACGCGCCGGCGGATGCCGTTGGTCTTGACGACCGAGGATAGACCGGCGCCCTGGGCGCTGGCGGGCGAATAAGAGTGGTACACCGAGGCCGCCAGGGTGTAGCAGTCGTAGAGCCGCAGCGCGAATGCGGCGATGAGCTGCCCATCCTGCGAGTCGTCCTCAATATAGATGTCCTGTCCGTAAATGCCGCGATACACGCCGCGAAGGTCCTCGAGCACCTCGGCGTAGCTCGGGAGATGGATGCCGTCGAGATCGATCCACGCGCTCACTGCCATTACATGATCTCCTGTACGTCCGCCGGTCCGTAGATTGTGTCGATGCGCACGCTCACCGCGAGCCGTCTGGACTCGCCCTCGACGCTACTGCTGTACTCCAGGATGGAGCGCACACCCTCGGTCTCCAGCACCCGGGCGCGGATCGCCGGGTCGTAACTCTCGGCCGTGTGCCGGCCGAGGATTGCCGGGCTATAGGGCGTGCCCTCGGCCACATCCAGAAACCACTCGCCCCGGGCCAGGCGCAGCCGGGTGAGCACGGCCTGGGCCACTGCCTCGGGAGTATCATGGTGGTAGTCGGCCGCGCCGTGGCCGAACACCATGTCGCCATTGGCATCGAGCTTGCGGTACCTCATATCGGCGTCCCCGTATCGCCGCTGCCGGGTTGCACGCCGCTGTGCCGGTGCGATCGCAGCGATGCCAGGCCACCATCCAGCGAGAGATCCCCGGACACGCCCATGGTGCCGGTCAGGTCGACGGCCGCGTTGCCGCCGTCCTTGCCGGCGACGGTGATGTTGTCGGCACGGATCTCCACCTCCTGCGCCGCGAGCACGATTTTGGTGGGCTGCACGGTGATGGATGTCTCGCCGTCGTCGCTCCGGAGCTGGGTGTACTCAATATCCACCGAGGCCAGTGCCCCGGCCCGCGATCGCGGCCCGACCAGGGCAAAGCCGTCGCTGAGATCGTGCATGCGCTGATCCGGCGCCGGGCTCACCTGACCGCCCTGCCACCAACCATCGATGCACCGCGAGCCGAACACCACCAGGCACTCGTCACCCGGTTTGATCGGAAAAGTCAGGGTAAAGCCACCTCCGGCCGGAAACACCACCGGTACGTCCGGCAAAAGCGGCAGATCCACATCACTGGCAACTCCCCGCTCGTCGACAATGCGGCCCTGGACGGCCGGCTGTACCACCGCGGTCATTACCGCAGGGTCGTAACTCTGGACGATGCCCGGCATGGCCGTCCAGATCTCGGCCTGGGCGCCCTCCATCGCAGACCGCAGGGTCTCGGTCATGTCGCCTATGCGCTCGCGCCGGTCCATATCAAATCATGTCCAGGGGAATGGATGCCGTATCGTCCATGCCGATACAGGTGATGTCGGCGTACCAGTCGGCACCGCGGGTGTCCCCGAAATACTCGATCTTGATCACCCGGTACAGGCCATCGGCCGCGATCTTGGGCCGCATGGTCGCCACCTGTTTGAGGTCGGTCTTGGCACGCTGAATGCTCTGGTTGGCCAGCTGGATGCGGCCGCAGATCCGGAGTCTGGGGTTGATCAGACAGCGGCAGGTGATGCCCTGGTCGGTCTGCTCGGGCGTGCCCACCAGCCCGGTCTCGTGGGTCAACACCACGGCCTCGCCTGGCAGGCATCCCTTGCGCGGCACCATCTGCACCCGACCATCCTGGATGCTCCAGGTGGTGTCGGTGTTGTCGGCCTCGGCCCGCATATATTTGCGCGTCATGCCGTACTGCACCTTGCCCCTGGGCAGGGCGTTGCCGGCGGCATCGATGCCAACCATGTCGCCGGCCTCGGCATCCTTGCCGCCCATCGTATCGATCAGTGCCCGCACCCGGTCGGATGGGCGGCTGCCCGCCGCCAGGGTGGTATTGACGGTGGCGAAGTTGTAGGCGCGATCGCCATCGGCGGCGATCAGCTCCAGCCAGGTGTCCGTGCCGCTCTCCCGGCCGGTGCGGGCCTGGCGAATCGACCCAGAAAAAATCACGCCCATGTTGCCCTGATATCCCGCCTGGAGGACCACCCGTGTAAACTCCTTGCGCATGCGGGAGACGGTCTGCTCGGCCAGGTTATAGATCCGGATCTCGGCGCTGTTGGGCGTCTCGATGTCGCCCTTGTGGGTGGCGAAAATAATCCGGAAGTCGCCCAGCTCCAGCCCCTTGCCGCTGCTGTCGGCTACCACGAGCGAGCAGGCCCGGATCCATTGCAAAGTGCTCTCTGTGCTATTGGTCCCCTCAGCCATTGACAGAGCCCCCTGATATATAATGCACGGCGCCCACGGGAGAGGATACCGCCACATACCAGGCCAGGATCAGGGGCAGACGAGCCTGCCGCACGGGCCACCATCCGCCCCGGGCGCTATTGATGGCCAGGAGATTGAGCAGCAGCACCGCGTTGCTGTGGTGATAGGCTTGCCAGGTCGGATGCTCCGAACTCCACATCCAGTCGTGCACCCAGCAGGCCGGCGATACCTTGAGCCCGAGGATGGTCTCGGGCACCAGGCGCTCCCGGATCGCCCCTTGGTATCCGGCGCCGCAGGCGGATGGGAAGCCGTTGAAGTCGTGGCAGGGCCAGCCGAAGGCGTCCTCGGCCGGCACGATCAGGTCGACGCCGTCGAAACGGCAGGTGGTGGTATCCATATCGCCTCTATTATTGATCGTCACGCGCCACGAACACCAGTGGCGCGTCGGACCCCAGGTTGGTGGCTGTGGGCGGCAGATCGGCATCCACCCATAGCTCGCCGCCAAGGCCCAGGTAAGCATACTGCTCGAGCAGATCCGCGCCGGCCACCAGCGGGATCCCCATGATCAGGGGCACCGCATCGGCGGCGGTCTGGATGTCCAACAGCCAGCCCCCATCCGGAGCGTCCGACCAGCGCGCAGTCAACCGGTAGTCCTTGCCGCCCAGGGCGATATCGACGCTCTGCGGTGTGGCCGTGAGCGGGACGGAATGGAAGGTGTCGCTCATTGTCGTTAAAAAAGATCTTTTGCCGCGTCTGATCCTTTACGGAGCAGGCTGCTATCGGGCTTTGGTGTGTACGGCTGTGCCTGCACCCGGCCCTTCTGTTCCACCGGCGCTGTCTTTTGCGGGTGCCGGTGACGGTCCGCCGGCGGCAGGGTCGTGGTCCGGGACGAGACCAAAATCACCTCCCGGCACTCGGCCGTGAACTGGAAGCTGTGCTCGCTGGCCGCGGTGGTGGTCACCGCCAGGTGCTCGATAAGCATGTTGAGGTACAGCCGCTTGCCGGTGGATATATCGAACGGCTCGCGCTTGGCCTGCAGCTCCAGCAGTTTGTCGTACATCTCCCGGGCGCTGGCCGTGTCCGAATCCGCAATGGCCGCGCTGATGCTCACCCGCTTGGGGTGGGCAAAGGCGTGGTCCGAAATGGCCGCTCCCTGCTCCACCGGGTGCTCGGTGATCTCCAGACTGTCCTCGTGATGCTCTTCGACCACCACGTCCGGATAGATGCCGCCGATACTCCGCTGCGGCCGCACCACCACCGGATCGCCCTGTACCTGGGTCCAGCTCATTTTACCCGCCCCTGCATGTTACGTTGCAGATCGGCCGCGCTATGCTCGATCCGTGCGGCGGCCTGATTGCCGGCGGCCACCGGATCAGACGTCTGGATTTGGATCTCGATCTTTTGCTGCATGCTCACGTTGTTGGTGTTGTTAGTGTTACCTGGTTTGCCCCCGCCGGGCACCAGCCGGGGCGGGCCGCCCAGTGCTCCACTCGTTTGGGCGTGGGCCGCGGCCAGGGCTGGGCCTGGGCCAGTCGCCATGGCGTAGTCATCGGGCAGATGCGCGGTCCTGAGTGCATCCCAAAGATCCGTGAACATCATCTTGGCGCCCTCGCCCGCCTCGGACAGAGTGCGCGAGCCGGTGTCGATCAGTCCGGCCACCTTCTTTTTGGCCTCCTCTATCTTGGCCAGAAAACCTGCCACCTTGCCGGCAAGATACTCCATCACCTGCCCAAGGACCTCCTTGACTTTATCCCAATTGGTGATCACCAGCAGAGCCACTGCCGCAATGCCTGCCAACAAGGCCACATAGGGATTGGAGACCAGCAGCAGGGTTGCCGCTCTGATAGCCTTACCTATCCCCAGCAGCGCGGGGCCTATGGCCTTGGCCGCTCCTGCCACCAAGGTGCCGATACCCCGGACTCCTGCCACCATCGCCCTCCCCAAACCGCGAAGACCAGCCAACAGTGCTGGTGTGGCGGACTTGATGCCAGAGAGTAGTGCGGGGCCTATAACCGAGCCGAGGCGGGTCAGCAAAGTGAGGCTGCCAACAGGATATTTGAGCATCCCCGCCATGATGGTGGCCAGTGCCATGGTCAGTTTGGGATGAGTGCTGATAAACTTGAGCACCTCCCGCGTCGCCGTCTTGATTGCCCGGGCCACCTGCTGGATCGTCTCCGCCCACGGTCCCCAGTCGAAATAGCTTTTGCCGCCCTCCATGTAGGTCTGGTAATCGTCGAGCAGCAGGAGCAGCGCCCCCAGGGCGGCCAGCGCCCAGGTCACAGGCGACGTTAAAAATGCAATGCCGAGCAGCCGCCAGGCTGCGATCAGCAGGCCGATGCCCACCACCACCTTGCGCTGGCCCTTGTCGAGCGACTCATACCAGTCCGAGATCTGCTCGCCCCACTTGATAGCCCGGGACAGCATCGCGCCGATCACGTCCGAGATGTGCAGCGCCGCCCGCACTATCCACTCCAGCACCAGTTTGATCTTTTTGAAATTATCCTGCACACCTCGCCGCAGCCGCTCCACGTCGTTGCGGACGCGACCGATAAAGGCCAGGCTCACCGCCTTGACCAGCATCTCGGCCAGCGAGCGCAGCTTGCCCAGCTCCGCCAAAAAGCCCTTGCTGGCCTCGGTGGCCTCGCGGGCATTGGTGCCGGCCAGCTCGTACATCTGCCGATACTCCTCCCGCAGGGACCGCACGTCGCGGGTCATCATCGGGATCAGCGAGGGATCGATACCCATCTTGCGGGCATAGGCCCGCTGCTGCGCCTCGGTCATGCCCGCCATGGCCCGGCCCATGCGGTCGAGCAGCGCGGTGGTGTCGCGGATGTGCGGATAGCGCCGGCCGAGACTCTCCAGGCTCTCGTCCAAGGCGCCCACCCCTGCACCGGTCTGCACGGCCACATAGCGCATCTCCTCGAGCCGCTCCACGGTGCTGCCGAGCCGGAACGCCTGCGAGCCTATGTCCGCCTGCGCCTGCGCCACCCGCACGATGGCCGCGGTGATACCCGTGGCCGCCAATTTCACGGCCGCCACAAAGCCTGCGACCTTGGTCAGTGCCCGCTGCAGGCTGGCTTCGTCGGCCTCAAAGCCGATGGAGGCCAGAAATTCGGCAATGGTCTGGCTCATCCGTCGAGGCCGTTTTTTTCGATTTTATGGCCGAGGCCCACCAGGCCGAAGCCAAAGACGATGTGCCCCAGGCCCTCTTCGGCCCTGCCGTCGGCGATCTCGTAGACGCCCAGCACCACGGCCCCGATCGCGGCCGCCCAGGTCTTCCACCCGCCCATCATTGCACACCGCCCATGTGGGCCGCGGCGACGTCCCGCACAATACTCACCACATCCCGGATCACCACCCGCTTGTCCTCGGGCACCAGGTCGGCGGCACGGAGCTGCGCCAACAGCAGCGCCCGGACCCAGGCCGCCAGGTCGAGCACCACGGCCTCGGTCGCGGGCTCCATGTGCAGCTCGGCCAATTTGGCCGCCAGGGCGTCGTCCAGGGAGACTGCCAGGGCGGTCTCCTCGCTCTCGCCCTCGGGCAGCGCCGCCAGGATGGCCGTGGCCGCCGCATACGCCGGCGCCGCCGCGTCGGGCCGCGCCGTGAGCGCGCCTTCCACGGCCGCCCGGATCAGGCCCGCCTCAATCACATCCACTTTGCCGTTGCCGATCGTACCGATTTGGGTGTCGGTGCAGCCACCGAGCAGCACGGCCAGCACCAGCCCCCCCATCCAAAGCATCGCCCCTCTCTGTCTCATCTCGATTTGTCTCATTTGTCCTCCAGTGCCGCATGATAGCGGCGCTCGTTTTCGTCTGCAACATCAAGCGCATCGTTGAGCAGCGCGATGTCCTCCAGCCCCAGGGTCCCGTCCACCAGGCTCTCGTAACGGCAGCAGCCCCGGATCACCGGTCGCAGCAGCCAGTCCTCGCCTCCAGGTAGGCTCACCCAGGCGCAGTCTACGTCCGGCCCCCGCCGGTCGAAATCGAGGGCAGTCCGGCCAAAAAAGGGGTCAGAGCCTCCTTGAGGGTGAGCCCGGCGAGCTGGATCATGGTGGGCAGATCCAGGGGAAACATCAGGTGCCCCTGGTTGCGCACCGGTGCCCAGGACCCGCCCTCCTGCCGCATCGATGCCACGTCCAGACACGAGTGGATGATGTACTCCACATCCTCGTCGGCCAGGCTGGAGAGCGCCCGGGTGATTGCCCGGAGCAGATCCCGGCCGGCCTCGCCGTCCAACAGTGCCGCCGCTGCGGCAGCGCCATCGCCGGCGGCGGTTTTGAGACTGGCACCGTCGATGGCGAGCAGTTGCTCGAGCGCCGGCGCCAGACGGCGCAGCACGTGGAGCTGCCGCATGGCCGACAGCCGGCCGGTCTTGTACAGATTGCCCTTGATATCGATATCCATATCAGATCTCCGGGATGCCGATGCCCAACTGGGCCTCCACCCGCCCGCAGTGGAAGGTCCACTGCACGGTACCGCCAGCCTTGGCGTAGGCCGGTCCCTGCGCCCGGGCAAACGCGCAGCCGTAGCAGGTGATGGTATCGCCCCTGGCCACGTCGCGGATGACGATCGTGTTGCGGCCGTGGTTGGAGCTCGTCGTGGTCTGGTAGTTGTACATATTTTGCAGTAGTGCGTTGACGGTGCTGGTCTTGAGCAGCCGCACCGTCACCGTGGCGCTCTTGTCGGCGTGGAGCGAGTGCATAAAACTGCCGTCCGCGCCGACCAGCATGGTGTTTTTGTCGCCCGAGGGCTCGATGGTAATGCCCTCTTCCGCCACGCCGGCCTCGACGCCGCTGAGGGGGACCGCGCCGCCCGGACCGACGATGGCGGCCTGTACGTCCAAAAAACTATAGGTGGGATACCGCATGGTGCCTCCTCGCCCCGGTTAACGATTGACGTCGATCTCGACGTCGACAAAATGGATGGCCCCGGCAAGCTTGATCGCGCAACGGATCGGCGGCGCCTTGCGCTGCTCGCGCTCCGACTGATCCTGGTCTGCCATGGGTTGAGCGTAGATGTAATAGCCCTTGGCCAGGTAATCGCCGCGCTCGAGCTGGCCGAAGCCATCGGCGTTCCAGGCGCCGGGAGCGATCAGTCCGTTGTCGATCGCCTCGCCGAACACGCTCTCGAGCGTAGTGACGATCTGGTTGACCCCGCCGTCGGTCTGCGGGATCTTGGTCTTGGACTGATACAGCAGATTGTAGCAAGAGTTTTGCAGGGCGTTTTGCAGCCAGTCCAGGCTGTGGATCTCGTCAAAAAATGCCTGCCCCGACATCGTGCCCTCTTGAAAAATAGCGGTGTCGTTGTCGTATTGCACAAAGACGTTGCACCGCTTGTCTGCGAGCGCCTGGGCCTGGCTCTCGGTCAGCCCCTCGGCAACGATGCCGGGCAGCTGCTTGAATTTGAGTGTGATGGTTGTCTTGTTGCCCGCGAAGTTGACGGTAAAGGCCCGGCCGAAGGCCGAGGCGATGGCGTAAGGATTGGCCGAGTAGGTGACGCAGGTCCGCCGGCGGGACAGGGCCTTGAGCTGGCTGGCCACATCGAGCTCGTATGTCGCGTCCAGGGCGCGGGTATCGGTGATGGTGATGCCGTAGATGCGGCTCTTGCTCGCGGCCTCGATATACGCTGCCACGGCCAGGTGCTGCTCGTCGGTGACGGCGGGGTCGGCAAACATCAGGCCGTACCAATCGCCGCTCCTGTCGGCCATGAGCATGGTAGCCTCGGCCGGCGTCTCCGGATCGATGCCGCCCATCAGGGCGGAGGCCGTGGCCTCGGTCGCCCGCATCATGGCGGCGATGGCCGTGCCGGTAGCCGCGGTAGAGAGATAGCTCAGGCTCGAGCCGGCACCGACCGTGTCGCTGGCGATCACAAACCGGCTGCCGTCCCAGGTGCAGCCCGCGCCGGCGGTCGCCAAGGCGGCATCGATGATGGCCGCCACCCCGGACATCGTTGTCACTCCTGTAAAATTGAGGTCGACGATATCCTCGGCCTCATCGCCGTCCACGGCGACGCGGAAGCTGCCGGCATCGATGCCGGTCCAGGCCGATGCTTGCGCCATATCCGCCGGCAGGATGGCGCCCCTGAGCAGGGCCTGGGCGCCGTCTGCAAACCAGCGGCCGATGTGCAGGTTGTAGGGACGCGGCACCTGGGCGAAAAAGAGCAGGGCCGCCTGGTACTCGGGATCGTCGACGCCGAAATCGGCACCCACTTGCTCGATTGAGGTGTAGGAGCGGATCCGCTCCACCTGGTCGATCACCGGCGATGAGCCGGCGATGAGCAGCACCCCGAAGTTGCGGCGTGCCGCAGCCAGGGGCTGCAAGTTGATGCTGACCCGGACGATCCGGTCTATGGATAGTGTTGTCATGGCGTATCACTCCTCGGTGCCGCCGTCCGTGTCGATATCGACGTCGACGTCGGCGATATTTTTGATAGCCGGGCGCATGTCGTCCGGCCCCTTGGCCACGATCAGCGGCACATCGCAACGCGGCCGCCAGCGGGCGTTGGTGAGCTCGGGTACGTAGGCCAGCGCCCCCACCTCCACCAGGCCCATGCCGGCCCGGAAGAGCGGCTCCCGGTTTTGCGGGATCATCAACCCGGCCCGCAGGGTGACGGCCAACTCCTCGGCCCGGGGCCCATAAAACGAGGCCACGATCCGAAGCTGCTCATGCACCAGCACCCTGCCGCTGCCCTCGCCCTCACCGTCATGCACCACTTGCGGGTACTGCGGCGTCTCCCGGCCAACCACGCCGAAAGCGCACCAATCGGCATCCAGGGGCGGTTGCTTGGGCGGATCGGCTTGCCAGCGCGGCCGCACAGACTGGTCGGGCAGGCCGGTAATCCCCGCGATCAGGTCGTGGAGCAGGTCCTCGACCTGGCTGCGCGGCCGAGGCTCCCCCGGGGGGAGATATCCGCCGGTGGCGCTGGTGGTGTCATCCGGCATGGGACTCTCTCACCAGCACGGCCAAGCCTTTGGTGTAGCCGCCCGGCCCCTCGCGGTGCCAGTCCTCGACCGTGCGCACCTCGTATATCCGGCCCAGATATCGGATTTGGTCCGGCTTTTGGCCGGCGTCATCACCCATGTACAGCGGCTCGACGCTGTACACCGCCAGCACCTCGGTGGTCCGGTCGCCCTCGGGCAGCCGCTCCCGGTCCCGTGGGGATGCCGGCTGGATAATGCCCTGTGCCGGCAGCTCCTCCCAGGTGGATTGGCCCCGGCCGTGGTCATCCACGATCTCAGTGCCGCGGATCAGGGTGTACGCGGACCGGAAGTCCGGATCGCCGATCAGGTCGGCCACGTCGTAAAAGTCGGATGCCATCATCGTTTGCGGATCACGTAGGTAATGCTTTTACGCAGCTGCTGGGTGTCGATCAGCGGGTTGACCCGGCCGCGTTCCCGGCGGCTTTTTTTGCGCAGGGGTTGCCCCTTGTGGTCGGTCATCACCTGGCCGCTGTCGTCCTTGCGCAGGGGGTGATAGTCGAGGGTGCTCTCCGCCAGGGGCGGCCAGTCGTTGGAGACAAATTTGGCCCGCACCGCGTTTTGCCCGAGGATGCCGATCTTGTTGAGCCCGTTTTCCACCGCGCCGGTATCGCCGGTCAGGGCCAGCTCGGCGGTCTCGGCCAGGATCTCCACCGCCGGGGGCTGGGCGTCCTCGATGCCGGGGTACAAAAATCCGCGCGCCGGCAGGTTGTGCTCCGGCACGCCGTACTCGTGGATATAGCCGAGCGCCGCATTGGTGATGCCGGTATCGCCGGCGGCCTGGCGGGCAGCCTTATCCTCCGGAATGCCGACCAGCACGTCCTGCTCCGTGAGGGCCTCGATGGCCTCGCGGATGTTGGCAAGGCCGTTGGCCACCTCGGTGATGGTGAGGTGCATCATACCTGCGCCCCTCCGGCGCCCACCAAGAGCACCAGTTGATAAAATTGCTGGCCCCATATCGTCTGGGCCCACTGTCCGCTGCCGATGATGCCGGCTGCGGCCGTACCCGCCCGGGACTCGGACTTGGACACGCTGCCCACGGTTTTGGTGACTGCGGTCACCGGCCCGGCGGCCACGTCCATACCGCCGGTACCCTGGGCGTCCAGGCTCGCAGCCCGCTCGAGCGTGAGATGGTGCGCCGCGTAGAGCACCGTGCCCTCGGGGAGCAGGTCGCCCCAGCGTTCGGCCGGCAGGGCCTTGGCAGCCAGCGCCAGCCAAAACTGCACCCGGGTGTCCGGGTACAGTTCGGCGCTGAATTGTGGCAAGGCCATGCGGAACTCCTCCGGAGTCATGTCGCCGGGGTCTCCATGGCCCCGGCCGGGGTTGACACGCTAGCAGTGTCGCCGGCCGGGGCACTCTCCGGGGGGTTGTCTTGTACCTCGGACGGCGACGAATCGCCGTCCGAGGGGCCTGGCGTGGCCGTGGGTGTCTCCTCTCCTTGGGGCGGCAGGTAGACGGCGGTGGCCGCCATGATCTGCTCGATCAAATCCTCCTTTTTGCTCGCGGCCGCCCCCTCGATATTGAGGTCGGTGGCCAATTGTCGCAGCTCGGCCACCTTCTTTTCGGCCAAAAATTTGCCGAACTGGCGGCGCTCCTCCTCCACCGCCTCCGGATCGTTGCCTCCCGGATCGAGATCGGGGCGTTCCTGGTTATCCACGTCGGATGAGGGGGTCGGCTGGTCAGCGATCAGCTCGGCCCGGCCATCGGCCACCTGGGCCTGGACAAACCAGTGCTCCCAGGTCGCCTGATCGATCTCATGCACGCCGGGCGGAAAATCCAGCCGCTCGCGGCCGCGCCGGCGGGTGAGGTGGAAAGGGTACTTGACTCTCAGTTTCATCCGCGCTCCCTCCTCACAGCCCATCCATGTAGGCCACAGTCTCGGGGTAGACAAACTCGACCTCGCCCAGGGTGCCGTAATACGTGGTCAGGTGATGGATGCCGCGGTACTCCACCGGGGTGCGCTGCAGCGGCACCATGGGGTAGCGCACGTACTGCTCGCTCTTGGTGTAGCAGACAGCGCGATCCACGTTGCTCGCTCCGGCGCCGGAGAGCCACTTGAGCGGCATGATCTCCAGGGGCCGGCCGTTGATCCTGTTGGCCAGGCACTCCTCGGCCACGTAGTTGAGGATGGATCGGCTGCCGGCGGCGGTTACCGGCTGGGTGAGCAAGCCGAACTTGAGCGGCGGCAGCAGCAGCCGGGTCGGGCAGACCGCGTAAGCCGACTGCTGCCAGCAGGTCTCGATCAGGGCGTTGATGTCTGCCAGGATAGTCACCGCCGGGGTCTCCTCGTCCCATTCCTCAGTGGAGGGACCGGGGCTGATGTTGGGGTTGTTGATCAGGCCGGTGGCGGCCAGGTCGGTGTCGCCGACATAGATCATCTCGTCCACGTCCATGTTGTACTTGAGCCGCATGCCCTCGGTTTTTTGCTGATCGATGGGGCGGCCGAGTTGCTCGCCCCGAGCCAGCTCGACGAGCGACCATGCGAGCTGCATGCCCCACAACCGCATGGGAACGGACTTTTTGGCGCTATCGACGCTGATGCCGGGGATCTCGGTGGCCAAGCCGGAAATCCAGTTTTTGCCGCCTGGGGTGATACCGCCCGGTGCGGCAAAACTCGTCATCAAAAACGAGCTCGCCTCGTCGGCCAGGGTCACGTCGCTACGCAGGTCGATGTCGCGGTTCCAGGTCACGCTGCTCAGTGGCAGGTGCAGGGTCCGGTCGAGCCGCTCGAGCTCGGAGACCAGATAGGTCCCCGCCGAATCGATGGTATGTTGATCGTATGTCCTCATGTGTTGCTTCGCACCTCCGCGATCAGATGTTGTAGGCGATCTCGACGATGCCCTCAGAGTCCGCCGGCCCCATAAACGTGCAGCTGGCCACGGCCACCAGGCCCGTGCCGGAGGCCGCCTCGATGTCGCCCACGGCCCGGCCCTCGCCCACGGTCGTCCGCAGGTAGACCTGGCCTCCCTTGGCCGCCGTGCCGGCAGCGAGCTTGACCGTCATGTAGCCGCTACGCAGTACCGACTGCACCGATCCGGCCGGAGCCGACACCGGCCCCACGTCGTTGTTGGCGTTGCCCTGGTCCGGGTAGGGCCGGGCGATCGGGCCGTAGACCACGGCGGCCGTATCGCCGGAGGCGACGGGGGCCAACACGCCGCCCGTGCCTAGCTTGGCAAACGTGCCGTAGGGGATGGCGGTGGCACCGACGCGCCCCGGCTCCAAGGTCAGGGTGCCCCTGCGGCTCACCTCGCCGACGATGCCCGAGGGCATCCGTTTGAGATATGCTGTCATTTGCGATCCTCGTGGTATTTGCGGTTGATCTCGTTGATTTCGGCCGGGGTCATCGCTTTGCCGAAATCGCCGGTCTTAGTCCGGGTCAGGCTTTTGGCAGTCCGGTCGTTGGTGGCCGTCCTCGCCATCTCGCTGGCAACGACAAAGGCGGCGTCCAGTGTCAGGCAGTCGGCGCTATCTAGGGTTGAGCCGCGCAGGGCCGCCTTGATGCCGGTCGCCAAGGCCTCGTCCTTGAGCGCCGTGCGCAGGGCTGCCCGTTGCACCACGCAGCGGCTGTCGCCCACCCGGGCCGCGAGGTGTGGCGCGATGATCCTGGCCCGCCGTACCGTATCGGCATCGGCGGTGCGCTTTTTTGGTTTGCGGTCGCCGGTCTTGGCGGTCTCATCCGGGTCCTCGTCGCCCGTCGGCTCCTCCTTGTCCGGGTCCTCATCGCCGGTCTCCTCGGGCTTATCTGGGTCCTCGTCCGTGGCCGCCGGCCGCACCGCCTCGGCAATGCCGCGCAGCAGCAGCAGGATCTCGTCCAGCTTGGCGTCGTTATCGGTCGCCGTCTGCTGCTCCGGGGGCGGGGTTGTCTCAGCCCCCTCGTCCTTTGCGGCCAGCTCCTCGGCCGCCTCATCCATGGCTTTGCGCACTTTGGGGTTGCCCAGGAGGCGATCCAGCCATCCACTCTTGGTTTTTGCCATCCGGTGTGTCTCCTCGATGGATTGATCTTGTATGGCGCACCTCGGGCCGCATCGCCCCTGCGCCACCAGAGCAACGTGGTTGCCCACTATTTCGGTTTGTCGCCCCACGCCGGGGGCCAGCGTCTCGTACTCGGCGTCGTAGCCGCAGCTCACCTGCCGCAGGTTGCGATCGCGCACCTCATCGATCGCCTCGGCGTCGGTGATCAGCAGGTCGGCCAGCATCAGATCGGCGGCATCGCCCGTGCCCCGGCGCGGATCGAGCACCACCCCGCGCGACAGCTCGCGCCAGGTGGCCGGCCCGACTTGATCGTCGGGATGCTCCAGCGTCACCGGTTTGCCGGCAAAGCTGGCGATGGCCTCGGCAGCAAACACGTCCGGCTCCAGGCGGTACACCAGCACACTGTCCTTGCCGGCGGCATCGACCATGGGCAGCTCAGAGGGCAGATACTCCTGCACGCCCAGACGGGCGATGGGCACGTCAGTACACAACAGGTAGCCCTCGGGCGTGGTGCTGATATGCTCGGAGAGCGTCGATGTCGTGTAGTATCGCATGGCAGCGATACTACACGACTGGGCGAGGGGGGCTTTTCGCGCGGGTTAATAATTTGGGAGAGATGGAGGCAGGCAAAAAAATACCGGCATCGGTGGGGACCGGTGCCGGCGGGGAAACGAGGGGGCGGTTAGGGGAGAGAGAGGTGCAGCCAGTCTATAGCATCAGGTCAGGAATTGGGGGGGGAAAAAATATGTGCGTAGTGCAAAGTTTTCGAAAAAAGCCAGACAACCCGGGCGATGGAAAGCATGGTCCAGATACCTACGGACAAAAAACCAGCACCTATCCATGGATACCCGTTAAAAGCCTCGTCCGGGATGAGGGGGAAAACAAGGGCACTTGCTGTGGCCAACACGCAGAGGCGGACAGCGCTCCAGTGGTACGAAATCACCTGCTCGAGAGATCCGGATTGTCTCATGCCACGCAAGAATCTTTGGTTGGAAATACTTACCAGTATTGCCACGGAGGCAAAAATAAAGCCAAAACAGGTGGAAAATATCGAGGAGTATTGAGATACCAGCTTGCCACAGATCTCCTGTGTGGCCAGATCCGGACGACAGAAGCCGAAATACAGAAAGCCCACCATGGCCATGGCGCAAGGCCCCCATTCTTCAAGTATCTTTTTGACCATTTGGCGGGATAACATAACGCAAATTCTCCCAGTTCTTTTCCAGGACGTCGCAGGACGATCTAAGGAGTATCCCTTTATCCAGCTTACGCTTGGCATCCAGAGGTATGTCCGCACGATCCACAAGACGCTCGGTCAACAAGTCCACAGCCACAGATGCAGCATCATCGTCTTCCTTTCCGGTAATTTCAAGCATTTTTACTTGTCCCGCACCCTCAGCACTATGTGCAATTTTCAGGAAAGCCTTGGTCCACGCTTTAAATTTCTCGTGCAGTGCGCCCCTGCGGCGGCCTACGCTCAGAACAATATCAACAAAAGGAGCCTCCAGCATAGCCTGTATAGCCATGGCGTCGCTGGCCGAAAGCCCCTTGTCCTGCAAAAAGCCGAAATCAAATGCGCCCGCTAATTTTACACGCATTTTCCTGAGCAATTGCATCTGACTGAAGCGCTCCAACGCATCATGTACAATAACGGGGTGAAAAGCAAACCTCGCCTCCGGAACAGATTTTGAAATTAAGGTGGCAATATTGCCGGAAGACAACGAATATCTATTGGCTTGAATGGCCGCTATCTTCCAACTGGGGCTATAGCCCAACGCAACATCTTCCCCCAACCCCTCATCCTCTTCGAGGTCCAAGTCATCCCGTTTACCCAAAGCGTTTACCTTGTCGGGGATTTCTGTCATCCTGATTTTTGTAAACAGATAGGCAATATTCTGTGGATAACGCCTCACATCTGACAAGAGGCATAATCCTTTGGCGGCAATTTCCTTTCGCTTACGCTCGGACGGCATGTTCCACATTCGCTCCAACGCCTCTTCAAACTCCAATGGAGTGTCTTGATCTCGCTCAACTTGGAAAAAATGGAATTTGGTGCGAACTGAATCAGACACTGTGACCCTCCTGGTAAAAGTTAAAGGGTGTTCCAAAGCGTTCCGGAACGGGCTAGATTCGATTTTCAGGGGCGGGTGCGGCCCGTGGGGCGTCGTGAGGCCCGTCAGTCCATCAGGGCGCAATCGTGGAGACTCACCATCGACTGCAGGATCATCCCCCGGCAGACGCCGCTGACAGTCACCGTCTGCCCCTTGCGGAGTTTGCTGGCGACGCCCCGCTGATCGCGGGGGAAGTCGCACTGCACCTGGTGCATGCCGTATGGGCCGGCCGCGAAGGCTATTTCCGGAGCACCGAACACGCCGGTGGTGATGGTGCTGATTTTCCCCTTCAACGCCACACGTCTGTTTTTGTAGGCGTCCTCGGCCGCCACCTCGTTCTGGTGGAACGCCTGCCACAGAGTCGCCGGGGTGATGATATGCCCCTTCAGGCGGAGGGTCTCGATCTTCTGCAGGGCAGCCTCTTTTTTCTTGGGGTCGTCGTAATAGGGGAGGACTTTTTCACGATATTTTGCCGCCAGCTCATACTTACCTTCAGACTCAACATACTCGGCCATTACTATATAACCGACAGATCCATTTTTCGGGTCCAAGCCTACAGCCTTCTGCGTCAATCTTTCAGCTTCCCCGAGATTCCCCTCGTGCATCCTAACCCCGGCCAGCACCCAATAGGCCATGTAATTCTTGGGGTCAAGCTCAATGGATTTCTCGGTGTCTGCAGCAGCCTTCTTCCGCGATCCCTCTATATTATAGGCATCACCTCTGTACAAGTACGCCTTGGCGCGCAAATGCACATCTTCTTTTGCCTCACCAATGACCTTGGTGCAGAGCGCGATAATTTCTTTGTGCTTCTTTTGGTCAAACTTTTTTTGGATTCCGTCTACGTATGCCCAATATGCCTTGTCTAACTCCTCCTCGGACACGGCTGCTGGGTCGATGCTTTTTGCCTTTTCTGTGTTCTTTTCGGCTGGCGGTGTGAGAGACTCCTCGCCGGCAAGCCGATCCTTTTCAGCAGGTACAGGTGGAATCTCTGGTCCCAGGGCAGCCTGCGGTTGTGGTTGCTGGGTAACGGGTGGAGATGGCGAGGTAACAGGCTGATGAGTGACCAGGGATGCTACCAAGCACAGGACGGAAAGGCAAAAGTAAGTAGCAAAGGCGCTGATCCGTGTGGGCTTCTTCAGGAAAAACCCGAGTCTGGTCGGAATGAATACCGCAACAAGACTCAACACGAACAACGCCAAGCACAGCAAGAACAAGAGCACCGAACTCGTCATTATTACCCCCCCTATTTGATCATCCATGTATCAATCGGCAAGTTATATTGCTTTATTACGGTATTGAGCCGTAGCCAATACTTATAATCAGCGTCACGCTCCAGTATCAGGCCCACCCCGGCGCGCTGGCCGGTTTGTAGGCTGTAGTACAGGGATTGCCCGATAGATTCGGCCCATTTTGAGCCAAAATCGAGTTCCACCGCATGCGTGGTGGTCAGGCAGTCGCACCGGGTGCCGTCCGGCATCCGCACGTTTTGCCGGCCATTGGCCTCGGTGCACCACTTGTCCTGGTAGTACTTCTCCGGATGCTGGCGCCCAGCATGGGCGAGGTGTGGGAGCAGCAGCACCACACACACCGCAAAAAATATCCGTCGTCGAACAGCTTGCGCCTTTGCAATATAAATAATTACAGACACTTGATAAAAATATAGTGGAAAAAAGACAGCTACCGTCGGACAAAATTACCTGTTCACCACCATTCTATCACGCAATCCCCACAATCAATGGCCAGACTCATTTTTTCTCATAAAAAACTTAAGTCACTTCAAAAACACGCGACATGTCGCGTGTTTTTAATTTTATAAAATTAACAATATCAGCGACATAACAAAAAAGAGCTCTCGAAAATCGCGTCGTGTCGCGCTTTTTACGGGTCGACGACGAAGCTGCGACAGATCGTAATAATCTGACCGATGATGTGTAACTCGCTTCGATGGACATCATACGGCTCGTACTCCTCTTTGTTGTCCGATACTACCCTAATCTGATCCCCTGGCCGCACAAATAACCTCTTGATCATGAGAGTATGGTCCATACGCAGCCCGTAGACCATCCCTTCATGTATATCCCGACGCCCCATATCGATCATGGCTATATCGCCTGGATGTAGATGTGGAAACATCGATAACCCGATTATCTGCACCAACACCAGGTTCTTTGTGGATGTTGCTCTCCGGCGCAACCATTCGCGCGGAAAAGCAAAATAGCTCTCTATCGCCTCAGATAAAACAAACGCCCCGCCGCCCGTGCTAAACCTGGCTGCTACCAAAGGGACGAATTCAAACGTGGTGGGGTCTGGCGCGGGGCCCGGCGGAACGTGTAGGCGATAGGAGGCCGTGTCACCTGCGACGCAGTCCCTCCGCTCTTCGAGTGAGACGACCTCAACGGGGGGCGCATCGCCTCCAAAAAGCAACCAGTCGGCCGTCACCCCATATGCACTACAGACCGATTTGATAAACTCCGCATCTGGCGGCCGAAAATCTCGCTCGTAGTTTGCATATGCCGACTGACTCACTCCAAGCCGACGACCGGCCACTGTCTGGCTCTCCTTACCACGTAATTCGCGCAAACGGTCCCCAAGGCTCATTTTTTCGTCCTTAATAATTCAAATGTGGTTGACACTCTATCTCGCATGAGATAATTTACCTCAAAAGACACGATCAATTGTGATAGATACTCGCAATATTATTACATGATAAGCAATAGATTTGCACAAGATGCAATAAAAATTATCCAGGTGGGCGCCGGGAAAGGGCGTAACCCCTGGCGAATACGCGAATACCTGGCGAGTCTGGGTTTGTCGATGAGCAGTGTCGCTCGTATGGCAAAGGTGCATCCCTCGATCGTCAACAGGACCGTCAGGGGCGTCGAAAACAACCGAACCGTGCTTAGTCTGCTTGAGGGCTTAGGATGCCCTGCTGAATACCTCTATGGAGGAAAACAATGATCAGGATCGCAAGAAAAAACGGTGAGTGGCAAGTCGTGGTGGCCTGCACCAATGGTCAACTCCTCCGTTTCACCTCCCAGTGGTGGAGCGTAGCCGCCTCCTATCTGGGGCTCGTCACCAGCAAACCCCTGGACAGCCGTGACCATGCCTTCCTTGCGACCTGCGCCTACATGGCCAGGGGGAGGTGGGCATGAGCACCAACGCCGCCACTAGGCGATCGCACAGGATCATTGAGATCTTGGCGCGGCACGGCCTCGACGGTACGAGCAACCGCGCCCTGGCCGCCGCCATTGGCACCTCACCACCCAACATTAGCAGGGATATCCAGACCCTGGCGGACATTGGCTATGTCCGCAAAACCGAGACCGGGCGATACGCCCTGACCCCTAAGGTGCTGGAAATTTTGAGGGAGTACGGGCAGGCGTGTTCGGCTGCCCACGACAAAATCGAGCAACACGAGCGGAGTCTCCGCCCGCAAAACCACATAGGAGGGCAATTTTAATGGACAAGACACGGCGAGATCGGCAGGGCGTGACCAATTGCGATGTGGCACCTATGAGCGATGATGCCCCCATCACCGACCAGGATTTGGAGGTGGCTCGGCGAGTCAATGCTGTCGTCGGGTCGATAGAGGATCAACAGCGCTCTTTTGGGAGGCTCTTGGGACGGATTGAGGCGTTGGACGCTGTGCGCCAATACACCACTGCTGGGTGGCTTCTGCAGGTTGACGCCATCCGCAAAACCAAAGCCTACAAGGGGATGCAACTCACTGTCCTCGGCGCCGCTAGGACTATCAAAACATTCAGTGAGTTTTGCGACGCAATCGGCGTGTCCCAACGAAAGATTGAAGAGGATCTGCAAAACCTCAACATCTTCGGCGAGCGGTTTTTGGACCGCGCACAAGCCGCCGGCATTGGCTACCGCCAGCTCCGCGCTCTGCGCAAGCTGCCCGATGAGGCCCGGCAGGTGGTGATCGAGGGCGAGCGACTCTCCGACGATCCGGAGAGCCTCAAGGATCTGCTCGAGGACGTCATCGCCCGCAATGCAAAGCGGGAGGAGGGCCTTAAAAAGGAGCTCGATTCCGCCAAACAGACCATCGCCGCCAAGGACAAAGTCCTGGCGGAAAAGGCCAAACAACTCACCGACACCCAGTTCCAGCTCGAGCGGGTGCGCTCGCTCGCCAAGGACGACGCGGCCCTGCTCCGCGCCGAGGCCGAAGGCGAGGCGCTCAAAAAGCTCTACCAGCTCCACATCGAGACCATGGGCCGCTTTGCCGCATTTCTGGTCCAGCTCCGCGCCGTCACCGAGGCCGAGGAGGTCGCCCCGGCCACGATGGATACGGCCAGCGCCATCACCAGCGAGATGTGCCAGGCTATCGCCAACAGCCTGACCGCGGCCGGCGTGGACATCGATTTCCGCCGCCTGGTGTATCCGCCGGAGCTGTTCGGCACGGATCACCCACAGCTCCAGGACGACGAGATCCAGTAACACTCACTGCCCGCCCAGGCGGGCGCAATCACACAGGAGGTTACACCATGGCATTACCGGACGATATCAAGGCTCTCTTTTCCCTCGGCGTCACCCCTCCCGAGCCCAACGACAGGCCGAAACGTCGCTACCAGGTGCCGGCCGGCCTGGTCCCTCGCGTGCTCGAGCTGATCGACGCCAAGGCTGTGCCCGGGCAAAAGCACGTCGCGCACCACGCGCTGTGGAGCCTGATGGCCGCGCGCTGCCCGGAGTCCAACGAGGGGGACAGCAACTGGGGTATCGATATCGAGGGGCTCCACGTCTACCTCTCGGAGAGGTGAGAGCATGATCCCGGACAAGGTGATACTGGAGGCCGTCGCCGGCAGGTGCGAGATGCGGATCCACAAGGGGGATGCGTGCTTTGTCGTGCTACTGGATGAGCTGCTGGAGGGCAATGTCGGATTTGCAACCAGGTATAACGGTGTGGTCTCGCTTATCCGGGGAGCACTCGGGCCGATACACGGCATCGGCCCTCAGTATCAACTGGAGACGGCCCTGGTCGAGCTGGTGGGGGCGGCCCATGACGCCGCCGTGGCAATGGGCACGCCGCAAGAGACATCGACCGCCCGAGGGATCGTCTGACCGATGCATCCCGCCCAAGTCGAGCAGGTGATGGATCTCGCGCGGCGCTTGCGGGCTATGCCGCACGGGGAGCGGCAGGCGGCGATCGGAGAGGGTGCGGCCCTGCTCGGGATATCCGAGCGCACCCTCTACCGCCGCCTGGCCAGGGCCGGCTACGAGCCGGAGCGCAAGCGGCGCCGCGACCGTGGCACCACTTGCGTTGACCGGGAGCTGGCCCTGACTCTGGGCGGCGTGCTCATGTCCACTACCAGGGCCAACGGCAAGCACACCCTGCCGCTCACCGAGGTGCGGGGCATCCTCAGGGATAACGGCTTGGGCGTGATCGATTATCAGACCGGGGAGATTACCATGCCATCAACCACCACCCTCAGCAGGGCCATGCGGCTCTACGGCGCCCATCCCACCCAGGTGGATACCGGCCCGCCGGCGCAGTCCCTGCGCAGCCTGCACCCCAACCACGTCTGGGAGATGGACGCCTCGGTCTGCGTGCTGTTCTACCTGCCCAAAGGGCGCGTCCAAATCATGGACGAGAAGGTTTTCAACAAAAACAAGCCGCTCAACCTGGCCCGGGCGGACCAGGCCCGGGTGATCCGCTGGGTGGTCACCGACCACTACAGCGGCTCGATCTACCCGCGCTACACCCTGGGCAGCGAGACCGCCGCGGCGGCCATCGACGTGCTGATCAGCGCCATGGCCAAACGCGAGGCCGGCGACGGCCCCCTGATGCACGGCGCGCCGGGCATCCTCTACACCGACAAGGGAGCGCCGTTTATCGCCCAGCTCACCACCTCGTGGCTGGGCAGATTGGGCTGCAAGTGCATCCAGCATGCCCGCGGCAACGCCCGCGCCACGGGGCAGGCCGAGAGCGCCCAAAATATCGTCGAGACCCATTTCGAGGGGCGGCTCCGCATGATGGAGGTGGTCGACCTGGCCACCCTCAACGCCCAGGCCGCACAGTGGGCGGCCGCGTTTAACGCCGAGCGGCGCCACCGACGCCACGGCATGTCGCGCAACAGCGCCTGGCTGCTCATCACCGCCGAGCAATTGCGGGTGCCGCAGAGTGCCGAGGTGCTGCGCTCGCTGGTGGCGCACCCGAGCCGCGAAGTCAAGGTGCCCGGCAACCTGCGCCTGGAGTACACGCCCAAGGGCCACCAGCGCCAGATGTACTCGCTCTACGACATCCCCGGCATCATGCCCGGATCGGCGGTCGAGGTGGCGGTCAACCCGTTTACCGCTCCGGCCATCGATGTGATGGTCACGGCTGCGGACGGCGAGGTGCGGACTTGGACACTGGAGCCGATGCAGCGCGATCGGGTCGGATTTGCCCTCGATGCGCCGGTGATCGGCGAGGAGTTCCACCGGCACAAGGATACCGCCACCGACCGCGCAATCAAGGATATGCGCAAGGCTGCCTACGGCGTGGAGACCCTGGTCGAGGCGGCCAAGGCCGAGCAGAGCCGGCGGCGGGCCTACCGCGACATCAACGCCATGGCCGACGTCGAGGCCACCTCGCTGCCGACCTACATCCCGCGGCGCGGCCAGGAGATCGAGGCGGCCGGAGCCCAGCGCCAGGTGCCGCCGTTGAGCCCGGTGCAGGCCGCCATGCAGATCCGCGAGATGCTGGCCAGACATCGCATTGAGTGGACGGCCGAGCACATGCGGCGGCTCTCCGAGGGTTGGCCCCAGGGCGTGCCCGCGGCCGAGGTGGAGCAGATCGCCGCGGCCATCGAGGCCGAGGCCCGCCGGCCCGACCTGCGCTTGGCCGCCGGGGGGTGAGCGTGGCCGAATGGGGGGTGGGCATAAGTGACACCACGGTGTGCCTGCGGCAATGCCCGGTGACCGGTGGGCGGCCGACACGTATGAGCGAGTCCAGCTTTGCGGCGTGTTGCGGCAGAGAGCGGCAGAGAGCGGCAGAGAGCGTCCGTCGCACCTGGTGTCATGAGTGTCTGGGCAAGCAGCGGCCCCCCGAACTGGAGATTATCGATATAGACGGCCTGCGGCAGATGGCGGCAGACCGGCCGCCGACCCATCCACGATTACAGGAGGAGGATATGGGCACAAACCAGAGAGTCGAGGGCACCTGCCAAGTGTGCAGGCGCAAGGGCGTGGCGATCAGCTCCAATCACGGCCGCAAGATGTGTGGATCGTGCACGATGGCGTATACGGCGGTCAACCAGCGGCCCGAGGTCGTTGCCCAGGCTATCCGGGAGTTGGGCAAAACGGATGATATTGCACGGATGTTGGAGATCGCCTCGGCCGGAGACGATCACCCAGCGCCGCCGGCGCAAATGGAGCTGGCCGAGGCCCTGGCCGAGCTCGCCTCTATCCGCGCCTTGTTGGGTATCGCCCCCAACAACTCCATCCGGGATGCGATTGACGCCCTCAAAGAGTCCAATCGGGCTGTGCGCGGCATGCTCTCCTTGTCCGGCGATGAGCCCAATCCAAATGTCGGCAGTGTGGCCGCATACATCGACTCGATCAGGGGCGTCCTGGGCATAGATCCAGGGCACGATATCCTTAGCGAGGTGCGTGCAGTAGTCAACGAGCGCGACCAAGTCAACAACACCATCGCACATATCAGCAGGGTACTGCCGGGCTATCCCGAGTCCATGGGCACGGTGACGCGGATCGAGACCCTCAAGGATAATCTCGAGAGCCGCAAACGGCTCCAGGAGGAGATCGGTGCCATCCTCGATATCGAGGGCACGGACCTGCTCGCCCTGGCTGACATGGTCTCCGAGGTCGAACTACTCAAGGATCTATCCGATCGCCGGCGGGAGCTGATCGCCGCCATCCAGACGCAACTCGGCGTCGATGAGGACGGGATCGTCCCTGCCATCGAGGAGCTGCTCAATTACGTCAATGACGACTCGGCGGGTCGGGATATGCCGCCCGCCGGCCTCTGCCCGGAGGATGCCATAGTCCTGCCGGAGCAGCATCCCGGCCGTATCGGTGCCATCGACACTTGGCTGCTGGCGCTGCTCTGCGATTTCCCGGCCATCGGCGTGTCGCGCATCGCCGCGATCAGGTCGGTGCTGACAGGAGCCTGACATGCAACCGCAACTTGCCAGCTTACTCATCCGGCCCGGCGGGCCGAGCCAAAACGCTGTGGCCCGCCAGCTGGGCCTGAGTAAGGCGGCCATGTGCCGCCTGCTCAAGCACGGCCACTGGCCGGTACGCGATACCGGTCTGCGGACACGGTTGGAGAGCTACCTGGCCGGGCAGCGGGTCGGCCAGGAGATTATCGCCGCAGTCCTGCCGGCAGCAGCGCCGGCGCCGTCGACAACCGTACCGCAACCACCACAGGAGGATCTGATGATTACAAAACAGGTGATGAGCCCGCAGGCCCGGCGCAAGTGGGGCGTGCGGGATATTTTTAGGGACGAGTTGAGCGGTCCGGACGACATTTTCTGGTCGCCGGAGTACCGCTGGGTGCGAGAGACGCTCTTTTTTGTCGCCCGGCACGGCGGCATGCTCGCCTTGGTAGGCGAGTCCGGCGCCGGCAAGTCGGTGCTCCGCCGCGACTTGGTCGACCGCCTCCATCGGGAGGACGACCAGGTCGTGGTCATCGAGCCCTACGTGATCGGCATGGACAGCCACGAGCGGCGCAACGCCGGCTGCAACGCCCAGCAGATCTGCGAGGCCGTGCTCACTGCGCTCAGCCCGAGCGAGCGGCCGGCCCGCAGCGCCGAGGCCCGCTTCCGCCAGATGCACCGGGTCTTGCAGCAGTCGGCCTCGGTCGGCCAGCGCCACTTACTTATTATAGAGGAGGCGCACAGCATCCCCCGCATCGTCCTCAAGCAACTCAAGCGGTTTTACGAGTTGGAGGCCGGTATGACCCGCCTGCTGTCGATCATCCTGATCGGCCAGCAGGAGCTCAAGCAGCGTCTGGTCGGCGCCGACGTGCGCGAGGTCTCGCAGCGCACCGAGATTGTCGAGATGTACCCGTTGGACGATCTCGAGGGTTACGTCCGCCACCGCTGCGAGCGGGCCGGCGGCAAATTCGAGGCCATTTTCGCGGCTGATGCCCTGGCCGAGCTGCCGCTCCGCCTGGTCGGGCCGGCTGCCCGTGGCCAGCAGGCCGGCAAGAGTCTGCTCTATCCGCTGCTAGTGGGTAATACCCTCACCCGGGCGCTCAACACCGCCGCCGATCTGGGGCTGGACAAAATCACTGCGGACGTGATCCGCAGCGCATAGGAGGGGATATGCAGCGCAACGTCCTGATCAAACTCATCCATGTCGGCATCCGCGATCGCGGTCTCGACGAGGATAACAAGCGGGACCTCTACAAACGGACCGCCGGTAAGGACACGCTCATCAAGATGACCGATCGCCAGTTGGAGCTGGTGCTGGGGGCACTCAAGGCACTGGGCTTTAGGGTGCGGCACAAGACACCGCGGCCGGCCCGTAGACGCATCGGCCAGGACGGCAAAATCACCGCCCTCTGGCTGGAGCTGCGCGACATGGGCGTGCTCCGCGACGCCTCCGATGCTGCGCTGCGCAAATACGTCAAGGGCCGCACCGGCGTGGACCGCGTGGAGTGGCTTCAGCCAGAGCAAAAGAGCTACGTTATCGAGCAGCTCAAGGCGTGGATTTTCAGGATCAACAGCGATCAACCGGTAGCCCGGGCCGAGGCCACGGCAGCCATGGAGGCAGGATCATGATGGATCAACAAGAGTCGACCTCGCGCAAGCTCGGCCGCAAGCTCCTCGAGGATATCGAGGACACTATCCGCGCCGAGATGGTGCGGGTGATGTCGGACAAGGGAGTGCTCCGCGGCTTGGACCACGGCGTCATCGCCGGGGACGTGGCCAGGGCAGTGGCCAACTACATCGCGTTTTCCTGGGGCGGGGTGCAGTTCTATTTACCGATGGATTTCCTGAGGAGACAGGCGATGATCTACGACGAGTTCGACGGGTCCAATCACGCCGACCTGGCGCGCAAATACGGCTGCTCCGTGCAGACGGTCTACAAATACCTGCGCGCCGAGCGCGCCCGCCGGCAGAGCCGCCGGCAACAATCACTATTCGGAGGTGGACAATGAGCACAGTGGTACAGGGATATTGGCGTGATCCGCTCGGCCGGTTGGTGCCGATCGAGTCGGTCAAGGATGTCGACAAAACGCGCGATGCGCTGGTGCGGGAGTTGTCGGCAAAGGCCCTCGATCTGTCGCGGCAGATGGAGGATTTCCGCCGGCAGACCGAGGACGATATTCAGGCCTTCGTCGAGCTCAGCCTCGAGCAGTACGGCGTGCAGCGCCGAGGGGCCAAGGGCAACATGACCCTGATTTCTTATGACGGGGCGCTCAAGATCGAGTGCGACTCGGCAGAGCGCTTGGAGTTCGACGAGCGCTTGCAGGCGGCCAAGGTCTTGATCGATGAGTGCCTGCGGGAGTGGACCAAGGACTCAGGCGCCGAGATCCGCGCGATCATCGATGATGCTTTCCAGGTGGACCGCAAGGGCCGCATCAATGCCCGCCGCATCCTCAGTCTGCGCCGGCTCGATATCCAGCATCCCAAATGGCTGGTGGCTATGCAGGCAATCGGCGAGGCGGTCAGCGTGGTCGGCACCAAATCGTATCTGCGGTTCTACCGCCGCGACGACCAGGGTCGGTACAAGCTGGTGCCGCTGGATATGGCGGCGTTCTGATGGCGGCACTCTGCGCCAATTGTGGGCTTCGGCAGGCGCCAGCAGGGGAGAGCCTCTGTTTTGACTGCGAGTATACGCTCGGGCGGAAGATGGTACAGCCGGCCCCGACCGATGCCATCGGCCGGAGGCGGTGGCCGGCCATCGTCTATGGCGACTATTGCTTGCCCGCTCAGGTCCGGCGGCTGACAAGGGAGGATTGACTGACATGCGAGCACAAGAGTACGGCACCGCCACGGAGCAGGCCATGTGGCGTATCGGCTACCAGACGCCCAGCCAGATCAGGGGCCAGGATCTCAACCGCTGCTATCAGTGCGGCGACGGCGAGACCACCGAGCGCGGCACCTTCCGCTGCGGCCGGATCAAGGCGGCCGTGGCCCGCAACGCCACCTGCGCCATGTGGCGATCTGACTGCGAGGTATCGGTATGAGAGGAAAAGCGACCAGGGGCCCGAATATCAGCGCGGCCCTCTATGATGGGGCGTTCGAGTGCTTTTGTGAGTGCTCGGGCGTGACGGCATGCCGGTTTGCGCTCTGCTCCGAGATGCCGCCAACCGGTGATGACGATTGCACCTACAAAACTGAGCACGGGGCCTGTAGGGCACTGGATGCCACAGAGGCGGCGCTTAAAGCACTCCGAAAAAAGATCTCAGGAGAGCTCAAAAGGCTCTCAGAGATCGATTAGAGCCGCCGCCGGGGCTGCCGGCGGGCATCGGGCCGTCCCCGATGACGCAAGGTAGACCGGGTCACTCCCGGTCACGAGTCGGCCCGACCGATGGCGCGCGACGGCTCCGCGGGCGGCGTATCCGTCCATCCGTCAGTCCTGTGCATAGGACGGAGCTGGGGAGGGAGAGAGCCCTCCCCGAACCATCCTCCCGCGTTGGCGCGCGGCAGGAGGTCCGCGGGTTCGCCCGCTATAGCCTCGATGCTGTTACGTGTGGCGCAACGGGGTTATCTATAGCGTACCGCCCGCAAATACACAAGGAGCCTATCGTGGCAGCAGCACTCATCCCCTATTTCGGCGGCAAGTCCCGCCTGGCCCGGCAGATCATTGCCAAGTTCGGCCCACCAGTGCTACGTCGAGGTGGTCGCCAGGCGCCACCACGCCGGGCAGCCGCGCCGTATCGCGCACCGAGCTGCTCCATCTCCAACTACGATGCACCCGCATGATCCTGGTCTGCCCCTCCTGCGGCGCCACCGCGTCGGCGGCGGCATGGGATAACGACATGGCCACCCGCGACACCATTGCGGCCATGCTGGCCCTGCCGGCGCCGGTGGGCAAGGTGGTCCTCGCCTATCTCGGCCTGTTCCGCCCGGTCTCCCGTGCGCTCACCTGGCGCAAGGCCCACCGCATCACCTCGGAGCTGGCCGCGCTGATCGCGCCGGGATGGGTGCAGGTCCAAGGCAAGCCGGACCGGCCCTGTCCACCGCACATCTGGGCAATGGCCATGGAGCAGATGGTGGCCATGGGCACGATCAAGCGCCCGCTGCCCAACCACAATTATCTGCGCCAGGTAGCCTGGTCTCTTGCCGACCAAGTCGATGCCGGCGCCGAGCGCCACCAGCACCGGCAGGTGCTCAGCGGCCATCAGCGCATGCACCGGGACGACCCGCCGCCGGCGCCGGCCGGGGAGGACCTCTCCCAGATCGAGCGCGCCTGGCTGGCAAAGTACGGCTCACTGCCGGGCTCCGACCCGACCAAAAACCCAGACGTCAACCGCCTGGCCCACGACCTCGCAAAACGACTGAGCGACAAAGGAGACGACGATGCATGACAATATTCTGCGCAAAATCAAGGGATGCCTGGCCCTGGCCTCGTCCAGCAACCCCAACGAGGCGGCCGCGGCCGTGCAGCGCGCCCAGGCGCTGATGGCCAAGTACGGCCTCACCCGCGAGGATGTCGCGGCCAGCGACGTGAGTGCCCGCTCGACGTTGGCCGGCTGCGGCAAGACCCCGCCGGCGCACATAATCAGATTGTGCCGCATGATCAACGACGCCTTCGGCACGGCTTTTGTTTATGCGCCGGAGTGGGACTTTAGTGGCTGGCGCTGGGTGGGCCGAGTTGAATTTTACGGCGTGGGTTCAGCCCCGGAGATCGCGGGCTATACCTACGAGGTGCTCGAGCGGCAGCTCCGCCGCGATCGGCTCAAGTATGTCTCGACGCTCCCCAAACGTCTCAAGCGAGAGACCAAGGTGCGCCGGGGAGACCTGTATGCCCAGGGGTGGGTACATGCCGTCAGGAGCAAGGTCACGCCTCGGTACGTGTCCGAGCAGGAGGAGATGGCTCTTGCCGCGTACAAGGATCAGCGGTGGCAGGGATCGCTGGAGTCTTTCTCTGGCCGCAACACGGCAATCAAGGGCCGCGTGCACGATTTGGGCGCGCTGTCTGCCGGGCTCGCGGACGGAAAACAAGTCTCCTTGCACCAGGGCGTCACCGGCGATAGCGCCGGGCCGCTCGGCCTGGAGTAAAACACTCGCCAGGGCGAATATGCGCACTCGCGTACGCTGTGTAGATATATCCATGCGGATCGAGATCCTAAACAGGAGGGTACTACATGCTGGACGGGGATAATCGCGAGCGGCTGATTGCTCAGCTCAAGTGGCACGAGGGCAGCCGACGCGATAAAAATGGGCGCCATATCGTCTACCTGTGCCCGGCCGGACACCGGACTATCGGCTACGGCCACAATCTGGACGCGTCTCCACGTCCCTCCCTCCTTCAGGGTCGGGAGTGGATCACCGACGCCGAGGCACAGACGCTGCTCGCCAACGATATCAATCTGGTCGATGCCGAGCTTGCCGCGAGGATGTCTCGCGCCGGCATGACCTACTTGGACATCGATCCGGTCCGTCGAGCGGTCATGATCAATATGGGGTTCAATATGGGCGTGCCCAAGCTCATGAAATTTGCGGACACCTGGGACGCTATCCGCAGGGGAGATTATCAGCAGGCCAGCGTCGAGATGCTCGATAGCGCCTGGGCCCGTCAGGTCAAGGCCCGCGCCCGCGAGCTGGCCGAGCAGATGCGTACCGGCCGATGGATGGGCCAATGGATGGACGCATGACCCTGGCCGAGTTTTGGCAACTACTCAAGGACGCCTTGCCGATCATCACGGTGATCGGAGGGACGCTCTACACCTGGGTGCTCTGGTCGTTGCACAAAAACTTCGTCTCAAACGTCCAGTGCGAGCAGCGCCGTGATGCCCTGGGCGCGGATATTGGCGAGGTGCCGTCTGCTGAGGCCCTGCAGCAGATGCTGGACAATCTCCCTACGGCTAAGGAGGTCAGCGACCTCTCCGCCGAGATCAAGGTCCTCAAGACCGCACTCGATGGCACCCGTGACCTGCAGCGCCGCATCGAGCGCCAGGTCGATATGATGGACACATTCCTCCGGAGTTTGCGTGCATAACACATACCTTGAGATCCTCGCCGAGGATCGGCGCCTGGTCATCCTCCGCTTTTTGGCCGAGGACGCCGACTACAGCCTCAATACCAGCATCCTGCGGGATGCTCTTGACAGCGTCGGCCACCGGGAGAGCCGCCAGGTGGTCGAGCAGGATGCGGCCTGGCTAGAGACGGCTGGCCTGGTCACCCGCGAGTCGATCGGCCCGGTGACCATCGTCAAACTCACCCCGGACGGGCTTGACGTTGCCCAGGGCCGCACCATCGTGCCCGGCGTCAAGCGCCCGGGCCCCAGGTGATGATATGGCCCGCAAGAGCAGCGTCCACCAACTGCCTCCCGAGGTCCGTGCGGAGCTGGACCGGCTCCTGGTCGAGGGCCGTCTGACCCTCGACGAGCTGCGCGATTTCATTTGCTCTCGCGAGGGCGTCGACAATCCCCCATCCCGCAGCGCCATCGGCCGCTACTCCGCCGATTTCCGCGAGACCGCCCACGCCCTGCGCGAGAGCCGCGAGATTGCCCGCGGTATCGCCCAAGAGCTGGGCGCCCAAAGCGTCGAGGGCGAGCAGGGCCGTCTGTTGGTCGAGATGCTCCGCAGCCTCTTTTTTCGCGCCATCCGCGCCAAGACCGACGACCCGGACGCCGAGTTCGACGCCGCGGAGTTGTCCAAAGTCGCCCGCTCCCTCCGTGATCTTTCCCAGGCCATGCACCTCGAGCAGGATTATGCCCGCCGCATCCGCGAGGAGGAGCGGCGCAAGGTCGAGGAGGAGATGCGGGCCCGGGTCATGGCTCTCGGCAGCGCACAAGACCTCAAAAAATTGTCCGATGCCGACCTCGAGCAAAAAATCGCACAACTCGCCGCCCAGTCTTGAGGACGCGGTCCGGGAGCGGGATCTGCGCCTCCTCCTGGCTGAGCGCGCCCGGAGGACCATGGAGGCGTTTGTCTCCTATCTCTCCCCCGATTATATCCACAGCGATTTTTCAAGGTCGGTCTGCTCCGAGCTCGACGCCTTCTTGTTGCAGGTCATGCGCGGAGAGCGCCCGGTGCTGCTCCTTCAGGCCCCACCCCAGCACGGTAAGAGTCAGTTGGTCTCCCGCTTCCTGCCCGCCTACATCTTCGGCCGCTATCCTGATTCCAGGGTGGCGGCCTGCTCCTACTCGGCCGACCTCGCGAAGGACATGAACAGGGACGTGCAGCGCATCATGCTGGACGGTCCGTACCAAACCCTCTTCCCAGGCAGCTCCCTCAACCAAAAACGGGTCGTCACCGTGGAGGGGCAAGCCCTCCGTAACTCGGACCGGTTCGATATCCTGGGACGGCGCGGCTATTACGTCTGTGCGGGTGTGGGCGGGCCCCTGACCGGCAAGTCTGTCGACATCGGTATTATTGACGACCCTATCAAAAATGAGGCGGAAGCCAGATCCGCCACCATCAAAAAGAGCATCCTCGCCTGGTACCGGTCGGTCTTCCTTACCCGCCTGTCCAAGCGGTCCGGCCAGATCATCATGGCCACGAGCTGGGCAACCGACGACCTGGTGGCCACGGTTGCCAAGGATAACCGGCGTGCGAGGCATCTCAAGTTCCCGGCCATCAGCCCCGAGGGCAAGGCATTGGTCCCCGAGCTGCACCCCCTCACAAAACTGCTCGAGACCAAGGCTCTGCTCACGCCGGGTCAGTGGAGCGCCATGTTCCAGCAGACTCCGGTGCGCGAGGGGGGCAATATTTTCCAGGAGCAATGGATCAGGCGGTGGCATCAGGGATCCTTGCCCGAGTCATTCGACGAGATCATCCTGTCCTGGGATATGACGTTCAAGGATACCGACGGCAGCGACTACGTGGTTGGCCAGGTGTGGGGCCGCAAGGGAATCAGATATTATTTGCTCTACCAGGTGCGGGACCGGATGTCGTTCACCGCTTCCCGGGATGCTGTTGTGGCCATGGTGGGCCAGTATCCCGCCCATGCCGGCGTACTGGTGGAGGATAAGGCCAACGGGCCGGCCGTGTTGGATTCGCTGCGCGACAAAATTCATGGTCTCATCGCCGTCGAGCCCGACGGCTCAAAAGTGGCTCGCGCCTATGCGGTCACGGCACTTTGGGCTGCCGGCAACGTATACATTCCCGAGGAGGAGATGTTCCTGTGGGTCAAGGATTTTACCGATGAGCTCGTGGCGTTTCCTGCGGGAGCAAACGACGACCAGGTTGATGCAATGACACAGGCGCTGCGGCACCTCAAGACGCACGGATTGGGTTTGTGGGAGGAGTTGGCCGATGACTGATAGACGGCGAGCGCGCAAGCGGACAGTTGACGGCTTTACCAATTTCGCGGCAAACCTGGGCCTGCAGGCGGACAACCTGTTGGCTCGTGGCAGCTATGTCCCGGGACGGTATGTGACGCGATCGCGGACCGAGCTGGAGGATATGTATCGCACCTCCTGGGTGGTGGGCCGCATGGTCGAGGTCGTGGCCGAGGACATGACGCGCAGTGCCATCGATATCCAAGGCACCATGGATCAGGACGAGGTGGCGCAGCTCCAGCGGGCCTATCTCACCACCGGCATCCCGGGCCGTCTGACGGACGCCATCAAATGGGGCCGCCTCTACGGTGGAGCCATAGCGGTCATCCTGATCGACGGGCATCGGCTCTCCGATCCCCTGGAGATGGATTCGATTACCAAAGGATCGTTCCGGGGCCTCTTCGTTCTCGATCGGCACCAGGTGGTTCCATCCACCCAGACTATCTCCGAGTTGGGGCCGATGCTCGGATATCCCTCGTATTACACCCTGCACAACCCCGATGCGCAATTCGGCTCCGTGGTGCATCACAGCCGGGTACTCCGCTTTATCGGCGTGGATCTGCCGGGCGATCTACGCCGATCCGAGCAATACTGGGGTGCATCCGTGGCCGAGCGGGCCTACGACCGCATTCTGGCGCTGGATTCAGCCACCCACGGCGGCGCCAACCTGTTGTACAAGTCGTTTTTGCGAGTGATAGGCGTGGATCGCTACCGGGAAATTCTGGCCGCCGGAGGGCAGGCCGAAAAAGCCCTGCTCAAGATGTTTACATTTATCCGGCAGATGCAATCTAACGAGGGCATAACGTTATTGGACAAAAACGATACTTTTACGCCGCACAACTGGTCGTTTTCCGGTATGTACGATGCCCTGCAGGCATTCTGCGAGCAGCTCGCCGGCGCCACCGGTATCCCGCTTGTGCGCTTGCTCGGGCAGAGCCCCAAAGGGTTCTCCACCGGCGATGCTGACCTGCGCACGTACTACGATACCATTCTCACGCAGATCAATGATGATAGACGGCCAGTGGATACCGTCCTGTTTGGGGTGCTATCTCGCCATCTTTGGGCCCGGCCGCTCCCAAATGATTTTGCCTTCGATTATCAGGGGCTCTACGTACCGACCGAGGTGGAGCGGAGCCAGATAGCCTCCAACGATGCCCAGGGCGCCGCCGCCCTCCATGCCAGCAACGTGATCACCCGCCGCCAGGCCCTCGAGGCCCTCAAGGACGGTGGCCAGCGGACTGGCCGGTTCTCGTTCATCTCCGAGAGCGACTTGGAGCAGGCTGACCGGGAGGATATGGCGCCGCCGCTGCCCGAGGGCATCCTGCCGCCGGTGGAGTAGTCCGTGGCCTGGGAGTGGGGTGATATCGCCGCCCGGATGGCGGATCAGGATATGTTCCGCCCATCCATGGCCGCGGAGCGGCGCTATGAGCGACAGCTCCGGAGCGTGGCCGGCCAGGTGCAACGGCTCATTCAGTCCGGCGGCTCGCCGGCCGATGTCGAGCGCGCCCTGCACCAGTATGCCCAGGTGGTCGAGCCCTGGGCCCGCCAGAGCGCGGCCAATATGGTCAGCGCGGTCAACAAGCACAACGAGGGTATGTTTTTTCGACAGGCCGAGCGCATGGGGCTGGAGATGCGGCGCCTGCTCGCATCGCCCGGCGTCGGTCGCGCCGTGCAGGAGGCCATCACCGGCAATACCGCCCTGATCACCTCACTGCCCTCCCAGACCGCGCAGCGGATCGCGGCTATCGCCGAGCACGGTCTCATCTCAGGATCGCGGGCAGAGGATCTCGCCAGGCATTACCAGCGGATCGGCAACACCACCATGAGCCGGGCTCGGACCATCGCCCGGACCGAGGTCAGCAAGGCCGGCACGGCCCTCACCTCCGCCCGGGCCCAGAGCGTCGGCTCAACCGGCTACATCTGGCGCACCGCCCGAGACGGCGATGTCCGCCCGAGCCACCGGGCCATGGAGGGCCGATTCGTGTCTTGGGATGCGCCGCCGACGCTCGACAAAATGGTGGGGCATGCCGGCGAGTTTCCCAACTGTCGGTGCTACTGTGAGCCCGTCATCCCGAGGCACACCGGCGGCGTCTATCTTCCACCTCTCTCCACCACCGCACAGGAGCGGATCAGCGGCGTCCAGCCGCGCCTCACCGAGTGGGAGCACCTCAACGAGAGCGTGGTGATTAAGCACATGCCAGATAATCCTGTCCTTAATGCCGACAAGGCGTCATACGCCGATGTATATCGCAAGCTCGTCGCTTACTCGCTCAACGTATCGCATAGCAGAGGCCAGGATAAGGCTGTAGTCTTTCAGTCGGTTCTCGGAGCCGGCAAAGAGCATGCTGATATGATTGCCCAACAAATACTGGCTCGTCTCCCATATGCCCCAGCGCGATTAAAAGGGGCAAGCCACTTTGGCAATCGCTATAATGCCCTGGTCCCAGTAACTGGGCCCAACGGCATGACGGTTGACGTTTTAACGGCTTGGATATATGATGATATTGACAAGACTGCGGCAAAAGTAGACGTGCCTCGGACGGCCATTATCACTAGACCGAGGATAACCACTATCTATATTCCAAAGACGAGCGATGCGTACATATTACCATGAGGGAGAGAGTGTCACTCTGTTGGAGGATAAAGTGGCGACGGATGATTTCGATGGGCGGCCTGTACCTGTCCCTGCAGGAGAGGAGGGT